GGATATATCGTCAAAGACGCTTGGGGTAACGATGTCGATATCCGAACGGTCGAGTTGATACTGACAACATCAATGGTCAAGCTATGGGATTCCTATGAGAGCTGCCAGAGCTATCTGTATAACTGCGTAAACAATGGATACACATTCGGTATTGCAAAAACATGTCCGAAGGAACTTGAGAACGAACGAACATTAAATTACCAATTTATCCAAAGTTACGAGTTGAGCGACGACGATATTGAGCAACTTATAGCTCCTACCATGAACGAGATACGAGATGTCCTCTATGACGATTGGGTGAAGACAGCTCTCTTCTTAAAAGGCGCCGGTCTAACGGAAAACAATATAGACCGTATCGACAATGATTATATCAAGGCTATTATGGTTGAGCCGAATATGTTGAATGACCCGTATGTCCAAAGCAATATCTATCAGATGATTCGGAACCGAATCAATGAAGCAAAGGTAGGCTCTCTCAAGGTGCACGGCAACTACTCTATTGTGAGTGGAGACCCCTATTCCCTATGCCAGCACATTTTTGGGTTGGAGGTCACAGGGCTTCTTCGAGCGGGCGAAATCTACAACAAATATTGGTGTGACGGTTCAGCCGAAAGATTAGCGTGTTATCGTGCTCCAATGACCTGCCACAACCATATCAGGCTAGTTTACCCACATAGAAGCGAGAGCGCGTCATACTGGTATCGCTACATGACAACTTGCACCATTTTTAATTCTTGGGACACAGCAGCACATGCTCTAAACGGTATGGATAAAGACGGAGACCTTGTTATGCTGACCGATAACAACATCCTTGTGAATAATCTGAAAGAGCTGCCGGCTCTTATGTGTGTGCAACGCAAGGCAAGTAAAAAAATCGTCGGAGAGGCTGACTTTATTAAGGCAAATATCGATAGCTTTGGAGATGACATTGGAAAAACAACAAACTGGATTACATCAATGTTTGATGTGCAGGCTCAGTTCAGCAAAGACAGCGATGAATATAAGATTCTTGATTATCGTATTAAGTGTGGTCAGCTTTTCCAGCAGAACGCAATCGATAAGGCAAAGGGCATTATAGCAAAGCCAATGCCGAGAGAGTGGCACGACAGGCATAGTGTCAATCAGATTAACGACCAGCATACCAGACGGTTGTACCTAAAGATAGTTGCAGATAAGAAGCCATATTTTATGCGGTATATTTACCCATCTTTGATGAAGCAGTACAACACATACATAAAGAACACAAACAAAAATGCAATGCGCGAGTTTCAGATGACGGTAGATGAGCTATACGCAATCCCCCGCTCCGAGCTTAGCGAGCAGCAGAAAAATTTCTTACGCTATTACGAATCTCGTATGCCGGTTGGGAACCACAATTGTGTAATGAACCGCATCTGTCGGAGGTTTGAAGCGGAGTTCGATGGTTATCTTGGTGTGCATAATGCCGGGACTGACTTCGACTACACAATTATGAAAAGTGGGGCAGAATATAGTCGCTCACAATACAACGCAATATCCAAACTATACGACGGATATAACAAGCGCCTTAGAAACTTTGCTGTATTTACTAATTATGAGCGCGTTGATGAGTACGACACATTTTCTCGTATGTTGGAAATGCGGACAGAGTTTGAGCAAGAATGCGTAAGGGTGTGCCCGAACAGGTTTGCACTATGTGACATTGTGCTCGATATTTGCTATCAACGAAGTGCGACCAAACGATTTGCGTGGGAAATGTGCGGTGATGTGATTATCCAAAATCTGCTTGATAAAAACGGTGGCATGATTTCTTTCCCGACTGCCGATGCTGATGGTGACATTATGTTCTGCGGCAATCGGTTTTCATTAAAACAAAAAAGATTGGAGGAATGTTATGGAGTTGGTCTTGAATGAATATGAATGGGCAGAAAAAATGATTGCAAATCACGACCTTGGTAAAAAGCCTATAGAAACGCTGAGTCGTGTCGCAAAATACTACTACGAAAACCATTATACGAAAAAAGATATTCGTGGTATGCTTGATGATTTTATGCTGCAGTGTGACCCATCTGTGTCTCTGGTGCATTGGTCTGAGACCCTGGACAAGGTAACAAATGGCGCCAGTAAATTCCCCCTTATCAGATTAGACGGAGTAGATATAACAACAAGTGAGCTCGAACGGATTGAGCTGCTTGATGGTAAACAAGTGCGAAGGTTGGCGTTTGCCCTGCTGTGTGTTGCAAAATATTGGGACTCTGTTTCTGACTCCAACAACCACTGGGTCAATACTGCAGATAAGGAAATAATGCAAATGGCAAACATCAACACTTCCATCAAGCGGCAAAGCCTGATGTTTGCAGAGCTTAGAGATGCTGGATTTATTCGATTTTCTAAGAAAATCGACAATCTGAATGTACAAGTTTTGTTTATGCAGGACGGAGGTACAGCAATACATATACAGGATTTTCGCAACCTGGGGTATCAATACCTTAAATATTATGGCGGTAATTATTTTGAGTGTGCCAACTGCGGATTGACTGTCAAGATATCAAATGCCTCGACTGGGCGTCCACAAAAATATTGTCAAAGCTGTGCTGTTGAAATCAAAACGAAGCAAACCGTTAATGCGGTTATGCGCCGCAGGGGTGCTGCAAAAGCTACTTGTGCAACTTGATTTGTTAGAAAAAACTCCTACCCAAAATCCGTTGTGTACCAACGGTTTTTTGGGTGTTTGATGGGTTGTATGTATGAATGATAAATACAAGTTTATAAAACAAAAATTTTAGATGTAAAGGATGATAAAAGAGTGATTGCAATTACAGCTTCGGAGAAGAAAACAATTTTAGAGAGATATCCCCATATACATATTGTCCGCACAATGAAACAGGATTCTAAGCGGCATCATTACTATATGGAAGAACAGTCTGGAGCTATGAAACTATTGCGTACTTTGCGCAACCACGCTATACGAAAGGGGATGTAAATCATTACCAGCAAAGCAAGCTATAAGGAGATGCGTGACATCGTGATTGGCAAGCTGGTTGACCGCACCATTGACGATGATTACGAGGAACTGAGTGAGCGTTTGTTTGGTGAGGGAAACTGCTACAATTCCAGCGAAGTGCGCAAAAGAATGTATGGCATGAAAGCCATAATTGAGGCAATTGAAAAAGATGGCGAGGAAGCCATCCAAGATGAAGACACCCTATCCGCTTTGGAAAATAAGCGGATAGAGATACAAAAAGAACGGCAAAAATTCTTTGACCAACGAAATGCATTCAACAAGTCAGTTCGCGAGCGCTCAAGGCAAGAAGAACTAAACGAAATTCTTATAGACGCATTAAAGTCTGGTGATTTGCCGCAGCTCAACTACGAGCCAGGCTGTGTTCAGGCTTCAGATAATGATTTATTGGTGAGTCTAAACGATATTCATTACGGTGCGAATGTTCAAAATCACTGGAATACATATAACTCTGATATTTGCCGAGATATGATGTGCCACTACCTTGACGAAATTATCCACATAGCAGAAACACACGGCAGTGAGAATTGCATTGTCTGGGCGAACGGAGATGAAATAAGCGGTAATATACATCAGTCTATCGCCGTTACAAACAAGGAGAATGTAATCGAGCAAATTAAAGGTGTGTCAGAGCTCATTGCAGAGTTTATAGCAGAACTCAGTAAGCACTTCGTTTCTGTTACATATGTTAGTGTCGCCGGCAATCATAGTCGGTTGAACCCCAACAAGGATATGACCTTGACCAGTGAGCGGCTCGATGACCTTGTAGAATGGTACTTGTCTGCAAGGCTCCAAAATTTTGATAATGTAATTATTGGTGGCGGCGAGAAGATAGACAGCACTATGTATCTGATTGATGTTCGCGGGAACACCTATTGCGGTGTACACGGTGATTTTGACGGCAGCGCATCAAAAGTACAAACGCTACAGACAATGGCGCGAAGACCCCTATATGCTGTTCTGTCTGGACATCTACATCATAACAAGATTGATGAGGTACAAGGTGTAAAAACTATTATGGCGGGCAGTTTTCTTGGTATGGACGACTATTGCGTCCAGAAGAGAATCTTTGGAAAGGCTGAGCAGATGGTTTGCGTCTGTGATAAAAATGGTGTCCGCTGTTCTTACGGCATATCATTACAATAATTTCAAGGGTTGCCCTGATGGGCAACCCTATTTCTATATTCCTCGGTAGTCCAGTTGGTAGAACGCTTGACTGTTAATCAAGATGTCACAGGTTCGAGTCCTGTCCGAGGAGCCAAATATAAAAGAAAGCGAGGTGGCTTTGATGCCAAGAAAGACCAAACAAAACGATATCACAAGCCCTGAGCTTTTAAGTCAGGTAAATCCGGAGAATATGCGCTTAAAGGATGACTTCATTTCTTATTTGAAGTCTGTACAGCGCAGCCCAAAAACGATTGCCGGATATTCAAATGATATCGATATATTCTGGGTGTGGAATTTGCAGCACAATAACAACAAGTTCTTCCCCAAAATTACAAAGCGAGATTATGCATCGTATCAGCTTTGGTTGATTAACGAGAATGGTAACTCACCATCTCGTGTGCGTAGACTTAAGTCTGCCATTTCATCTATGAGTAACTATGTAGAGAATATCTGTGACGAAGACCCAGATTTTGTTGGATTCCGTTCTACAGTTAGAAAAATAGAAAATCCCGCTATGCAGCAAGTAAGGAAGAAGACGGTTTGGGAGGATGAGGCTCTCGACAAGCTGCTGGATGATTTGACTGAATCTGGACAGTACAAGAAGGCGTGTGCTCTTGCTCTTGCTATGTGCAGCGGAAGACGAAAGGCTGAACTTTGCAGATTCAAGGTTGATGATTTTAAGGACGAGAATCTTGTTTGCGGAGGAGCACTGTATAAGACAAGCGAGCCAATCCAAACAAAGGGTTTCGGTCGCGGAAAATTTATTCACTGTTTTACACTCGCAAAAAAATTCAAGCCATATTTTGACGCATGGATGCAGGAGCGACGCGAGGAGGGAATTGATAGCGTATGGCTATTCCCTGCACCGGATGCTCCAGACGAACAGATGAGTGACACTACATTAAACAGTTGGGCAAATACATTTAGCCGGATGACTGGAGAAGATTTCTATTGGCATAGCCTTAGACATTACTTTACAACACACCTTTCAAAGCTCGGTTTGCCGGACAATGTTATCCAAAGCATTGTTGGTTGGGAGTCGGCTGATATGGTTCGTATTTATAAAGACCTTACAGCCGAGGAACAGATATCACAATACTTCGATGAAAACGGTGAGCTTCGCCTTGATGCGCAAAAGTCTTTGGCGGACTTGCAATGAAAGGTTGGTAAAAAGGATGGATATTAAAAGGAATGATTT